TAGAAAAAGTAACTTTGCCAGCAATAGCACTGTTGGCAAAGACGCTAAGAAATTTAAAGATACAATTAAGATGGCTTTGGAAGAAACTGTGCCTGAAAAACTGGCAGAAGGACGAAGCCTAAAAAAGTCTGTAGGCCCACTGGAAACAAAAGAGATTGAAAACATTGCCGCTGCTGCAGCAAGAATTGTAAATAAAATACCACCTCTTGGTAAGGTCAGTAAAACAGGTAAAATAAAAGAAGAACGCCTAAGTTCACGTTTATCACGTGGTTTATCTGAAGGTGCAGTATCAGAAAAAGAACTAGCCAAAATACTGAATGAACATAATGTAACCATGCATCAACTTTCATCTCTGTTTGCAGAGCGTCTTAGTTCGGCAGGTGCAGAACTTGGTGCAGTTGGACGTATTAGTCAGGCCCAGAAAAAGATACTTCTGGAAGAACTTACGGAAGTTGATCAGCGTTTAATGAATCTTGGTAGTATTACTGAAGGTGCTAGGAAAAGACTTAAAGAAAATCCAATAAAGGGAATGGGTCCAAAATCATCTAACTTTTTTAGAAACTGGTTTAGCCCTGCCACAATAAATAAAGCTAGAATTGGTCTTATGACTGTACAGTTAGCCACCACTGCCCGTAACACTACAAATGGATATATGCGTAATTATGTTTACGCACTAGACAATGTAGGCACTGGTATATCAAACATCATTTATGGCACAGGTCAAAAGATTGCTGGAGTAACAGATAAACAACTAAAAGATGCTGGTAAAAAATCTGTGAGCATGGGAGTTGCACAACTTAGAGCAGGTATACAAGCGGGATATATGAAAGACTTATGGCTTGGTACTAATAGTGTTGAAACAGCAGCACTTGATTTGCTTTTCCGTGATCCTCGTTTTGCAAAATCTAATCTCGCAAAAGAAATTTTTCGTGAGATGGGTGACATTGGAGAACTTACAGGCGAAGAGGGTGGACTGCTATTTCTTGCTCGTAAAGCTAACATTCTTAACACCTATTCAGACAACATGTTTAAACGTGCTATCTTTTCACGTGAAATAGATAAATATCTTCGTGCGTCTGGACAAAAGGGAGGACTGATGGGTTTCTTTGAGGATAATTATCTCAACCCACGTCAGGCTAAAAAAGCAGTTGGTATGTTTAGTCAAATTGATGACAACGCCATAGGCGAGGCTATGGAAGAAGCACTGTCATTTACATATCAGACAGGTAAGTTTCAAGGAAAGTCAGGTGGGTTTAATAAGTTTGCAGATTCATTTATTGACATAGCTTCTAATAGTATTCTTGTTTCACAAGCTGTGCCGTTTCCAAGGTATCTTATAAATCAGTTTATCTTTTTATACGAACATGCACCAATAGTCGGCTTGTACAATATGGGTGGTATTCTTCAAAAAAGAGGAGATGTAGCATCTTCATATGCAGAAAGGTTTGGTAAACAGTTTGGCGGTTTAGCAACGCTTGGCGCATTTTATGGCGCACGAGTGCAGTTTGGAGATGAAACTACTGGACCCTATCAATATTATGACCCAACAAATCCAAATAAAACATTTAAAGCAGAAGCAAACTTAGGGCCGTTCATGGGTTTTGCTATGATGGCTGACCTTTTATATAGGCTTACAGGTCCAAATAGAAAAGATATACCTCTTTTGGGTAGAGTAATTGATGAAGCTAAATTGCCTCAACTACATGACAACGATAAAGTGGCAGTAGATATCCCATATAACGTGAGAGAGGTAGTGCAAGCGTTTACAGGTGGACAGGCTCGTGCTGGAGTTGGACTAGATATCATGGATGGAATGGTTGATCTAGTAATTAACTATGAAGCTGGTGGTGTTACAGAGCAATCATTTTTTGAAAATGTTGTAAAACTAGCTGGTAACTTTTTAAATACTTATACCGTTGGTGCAGGTATGCTTAAAGATATTGCTGGAACAACGATGGGTGAAGAATATCGTGTTGTTAAAGATAACACCAGCGTTAACTTTATGGAATATTTTTTCAAACAAGCAGGAAGATCAATACCGCAACCTCTTGACGTTGAAAATGGCGATCGTCCACTAGGCCGTCCTACAAGGTCTGATCCTGTGAAAAATGTGAACCCGTTTCTAAAGTTGATCACTGGTCTTACAGAAGAAGAAGAAAAGACAATTTTGGAGCGTGAACTTGATCGTCTTCGTTTTGATTATGTTGAACTTAGTCCACGTAAAATAAAAACAGACGCACCTCTTAGTAATGAAGCACGTTTGCGTATGGGACAATATATGGAAAACCAAATAACTTCATACTTTCTTAGTCCTGATTACCAAGGATTGCATGGAGACAGAATTAAAAAAGAAATGTTAAAAAGTAAAATAAATCAGTTTAGAACAAATGCTGTTAAATCTGTTCTTGACGGCGAACTTGATTTCGTTACAGAAGAGGGTAGAATACGAAGATTTAAAAATAAATGGAATAATATGGGAGGTGGTAGAAGAGGTGTAATAAAAGAGATATATAATGATCTAACTAATGGTAGAAATTTTGATAAAGATTTATCTGAAGAGAATGGAGAACAGCTTTATGAATGGGCAGTGGCTACCGAAAGGGATAGATACGGACCAGATAAAACTTTAAACTAAATATACTCTAATATACCTATAGCTAATATTGCAGCAGAGATAGCATTCAATACAATTATTGATCTGTCATGCCACATAAAACCTACCCATGCCCACATACTCATACCTACAACTCCTAGAATCATATCTAAAAGATGCGAATAATCTGCTGCTCTTATAACTATAGCTGCAAGGATAAAGAAGCTGGCTGTCCATTTGACATACCAGCTTTTATCTTTATAGGGGGTAATTTTTTTAACGGTTGTCACCTGACCCACTAAGTTTTCCCCTCTTCTTCCGGTCTGCTAATTTTTCTAAATTCTTTTCCATGATGTGACCTAAATCCATATCTAGTTCTTTAGCAAGCACAGCGCAATACCACATGACATCACCAATCTCGTAGGCAATTTGTATTTTTTTAGCTTCATATTCATCGGGTGGCGCACCATCACGAATAAATTTCTTTACTTTATTTGCTATTTCTCCTGATTCTCCAGTAAGGCCAAGAGTAAGATACTCCATAGCTTTATTCTTTGGAAAAATAGCAGTGTCACATGCTCCTATTTGATACGCAGTTCCAGTTATTCCATACATATATTTCTCCTTCATCCATTTTTTAGCCTCTAGTTCCAAGTCCATTTAATTTCTCCAGATTCTCAAAGTATGCAGTATTCCATCCACGCTGCCACTCTTTGTGACCCGTTGTCCCTTTCTTTATTGGATTAGCTAACTGATGGTAAAACTTCCCAAGTATTACAACACGGCTAAACGCTGCATAACCTGATTCAAAACACTCCAAAAGTTTTTCATTCACTATCGGTTTTTTCATTTTCTTCTCCTTGAGGCCAGTTTTGTAGGATTGCTAGGCGATCTTCGTGTACGGCAATCTTGTCCAGTTCACCCTGCACTGCTTCCAAGATATCGGAGTGTTCTCCAATACCTGCTGGATTAGCAAAGTATATATCTATATTTGTTTTATGCAACTGTATATTTGCAAAGGCATGATTACTTAGTGCCTGTATCATTTGCTTCTTCACTCTCTTTCTCCTTTCTTTTCTTGATCCATTCTTCATAACAAGGATGTCTAGGGTGGGGATTGTATTGCACCCACCCATCCCCACGTTTCCATATTAACTTATCATTATGCTGCGGCAATGTCAACTACCTCACATACTCCTGCTGTGCAAGCCAACTCTCGTCCACCTGACGTGGTATCTTCTTTTTCATAATCTTGCAGCCAACTCCAATCAATTGAATTAGGCATACGCTTTAGCATTTCGCCATACTCTTCAACAGTGCAGTCCTGATATGGGGCTTGCTTATATGTGTGTTCGCTGAAAGGCAAGAAACTAATGCCAGATACTTCATCAAAGTGATTATACACCCATGCACCCACATCCATCCACTCGTCTTCTTTTACAGAAATTGTTACAGATGGTTTATGCTCACACCAGTGACGTTGATATAAAAGCCACAGTTCAAGCTGCTCAATTGCAGACATGTCGAAACGGGTGACTGCATTATGTGGTGACTTCATGGGAAAACTAAACACTGTGGTGCTGTCTGGTTTCATTACATCTGGCTCTGCTGGAATGCCGACACTAGCCATAAATTGTGTTAGTGGGTCTTTGTTATCGCCTCGCACTGTGCGGATGTAATATGGGTTGTGACGGGCATGAATACCACTAGCACTGTTTACAAGCTGTGACACCGTGCCTGATGGCTTTACACATGTAATAGCTGCTGACTGTGCAATACCAAGTTGTTCAGCCATAGCTGCATTTGTAGTGATAGCCTGTTCCTTTAGTGCGTTTAATGTAGAACCAATGTTCATACCAAGGTGTGTTGATTTTCCTGACATCATAGCGTTATCCATGATACCTGTCAGAGATACACCAAGCAGACGTTCTTCTTCTGTATTGTTTTTCCATATTTTACGAAGATACTTAAAGTTAGTAAGCGTGGACTGGAATGTGCCTAAGATAGTAGCAAGACGAACCTTATTAGTCAGTGTTTGCTGTGTATCAGATGAACGTACAACAACCTCTGACAGATTACAGAATTGATATGGACGCAGAATAATTTCACTGCATGGATTACAACCAAAGTCTTGTTCTGCATCACGCCGACCATTTTTAGCTGCTTGTTCTTTAGCTGCTTTACGATTAAAAATGCCACGCTCACCAGACTTGCTTTCATACAGAGATACCCACTCACGCATGAATGTACCCATCTCTGGCTTTCCTTTGTAGGCAACGCTGTTGTTAGCCAGCGCACGTTGCCCTTCACCTTCCCACCATTGACCTGATTTAGCGTGACGCATTTGATCATCATTCAGGTTAGACAGGCTGATGAGTGCGCTACGTCGTACACCACCTACAACGACAACCTCACCAATTTTACACATCAGATCGTGACACTCAATTGGAAATAGTCTACGACCTGCAGCCTTCTTAAACATTTCTACTGTGAAATGAAACAACTCATCCAATGGGGCTGGGCCACTTGCTCTACCACCAAAAGTTTTGAGACGTGCGCCAGCAGGACGGACCTCTGACATATCCCATTGTGGTATTTGTCCTACGTAAAGGAGGGAAACTAACTCCCGCAATGACTTGGCCCAGCCCGGACGAGAATCGCCAACTTTGATTACAGTATCAGTGTTATGCATATCTTCGTTGACGACAGGCAGCTTTTCCGTATGATGACGCTCAACAGAAAAGCCTACACCAGTGCCACACATGAGGATATACATTGTCTCGTCAAAAGCACGAGGGCTATCCACAGGTACATAAGAGCAGTTATAACCACCTACATTGCAACGGTCCAATGCTGGCCCTGCAGTCATTAATGCTCTCATGCTTGGCATGATGTCTTGGTTAAGTACAGCCTCTTCAAGTTCTGCACGTAATTCTTCTGGCATAGCATAATTATGATTATGCCCAAGATGGTTTTCCATGTAATCAAAGTACCGCTCAACAGTTTCGCTCCATGTTTCACGACGCTGTTCATCTTCTTTCCAACGTGCATATCTGGAAAGGGCAATAAAGTTTTGATAATCTGTAGGCAGGTGGTTATTCATATTATCTCTCCATTATGGTTTTTATGTTTCGTATGTTTGCACCGTCAACATCATAAAAATATTCACAGATACCGTCTTCAATTTCTGTGCCGACATTTTCATCGGCAGGTATTGGATACTCTTCGGGGTCAATATCTATTGTGATGTAGACCTTAACTTTCATCATAGCAGCCTTCTACTTCCTCTATCAGCTTGTTTAGATACCACTGTGCTTTCTTGAGGTCTTCTGTACCATTTTTATATCTATAACGCCACAAGTATTTCATAATATTACCTTGTAGATAATATTCATATCCATCACACGTGGCTGCTCGTATAGCTTCAATGCACTCTATTCCTGCTTTATTATAGTGAGGTGGATTGTCTACCATGCAAGGTGTACCACCAAGTTCATCTACAACTTTAAAGGGTGCGCCAGCCTCATCTGCTTTCATAGCTTGCTTCATATATTCTTCATGTCTCATTACGCATTACCCTTCGTGTTTGTTTTAAAATTTAATTTAATGATGTTGCCTTCTGTGTATTGAATTTTTGGTTCCTGTTTAATAGGCACATCTTCGTTTTCTGGTTTATCAATAAACTCTTCAATCTTACCTATTAAGTCAGGATGTTCTTCCATGTAAGCAACAGAACATGCAACGACTTCACTAAGTTGCATCATAGCAGTAAAACTAGCCCTGTCAAGAGGATTGTTTTTATCTGTTATAATATTTACTTCTAATTCTCCTGTCCATGCATACTCGTCATCAACGACAGGTTTTAATTGCACACAGAATGATGTTGGGTCAATAGACATAATTTTATCTCCTTTTTACTTTTGTTCCACAAAATTTGATAAACTTTGGGTGTTTATTTTTACCCTTTTCTTTTAGCCAATCTTCAGGAATTATCCTGTCATAATACATAAACCCATACTTAATGCACCACTCTCCGTATGTTGACTTAGCACCCTTTCGCAACTTTCTTCTACTATTCTCAAAAACAAAACGAATGTCAAGCTGTTTATGCTGTCTTTTAATTGCTAAATGCTTACGCCTATCTGCTGCTGTAAACATTCCTTTTGTTTCAATAATAATACCATTATACAGCACGAAGTCTGGTGTGTAGGTTCTGTACGCAAGGTCTTCCCATTCAATCTTTAGTTTCTCGTAATCATATTTAACTTTGAGTTCATCAAGATAAAGAGATAACTTGTGTTCTAGTCCACTACGATATCCATACTTACGTGCTGCACGGAAAGCTGTAAAATTAGGCACTACAGACCTCTACCCCGCCAGAAGTCAAGCGGTGCGTGATGCATACCTATAGCCTTTAGTTCTTCGCGTAAAACTTTATCTGCTTCGTTACGTGCTTCAATAGCAGCGCGAACTCCAGAAGTTTTTTGCTCCCGATATTCCCTACGCAATTCTCTAAGTTTTTGTTCAGTAATTTTAATCTCTTCTGCAAGAGCATCAAGTTCAAGTTTGTCATCCATTTACATACTCCTCTTTTAGTTCAACATATTGTACAAGTTTTGGAAACTTGGCTTTTGATT